TACCTGCTGAACAAGGATGTGAACTTCATCCGCTCGGCGTTCCCCAACCCGAATACGACGGGCACTCCGAAGTACTACGCGCTGTTTGGCCCCGACTCGTCAAATTTGACGGAGTTGACGTTTATCCTCGGCCCAACGCCCAGTGCAAGTCTGTCAACAGAACTGCACTACTTCTACTATCCGGTCAGTATTGTCACTGCCGGTACGTCTTGGTTGGGCGACAACTTTGAGTCCGTGCTGGTCAATGCGGTGTTGGTTGAAGCTGCTCGGTTTATGAAGCAAGAGCCTGACATCGTGGCTGAGACGGACAAGCAATACGTGCAGTCCTTGACGCTGCTGAAGAACCTGGGTGACGGCAAGAACCGTCAAGATGCCTACCGCAGTGGGCAGATAAGGACACAGGTGATCTGATATGGCTATCGTTCAGACGATGACCACTAGCTTCAAGGCGGAGCTATTTACAGGTACGCAGGTGTTTGGGACTGATACGTTCAAAATTGCCCTGTATACCTCCGCTGCCGATCTTGGTGCTGATACGACGGTCTACTCTTCGACCAACGAAGTGCCTGCAAGTGGGACGTATGCTGCTGGTGGGGGTATGTTGACTGGCGTTGTTGTTTCCAGTTCTGGTACTACCGCTTGGGTGACGTTTGACAACATCTCGTTTACATCTGCATCCATTACTGCCCGAGGAGCGTTAATTTATAACGCCAGCAAAGGCGATAAGTCTGTTGCAGTTCTGGATTTTGGGTCAGACAAAACGTCTTCTTCTGGGACGTTTACCGTTCAGTTCCCGGCTCCAGGCGCTACGACAGCAATCATTCGGATTGCATAAATGTCCGCGCTGTATCACGCGTATACCCAAACAGTTGCTGATGGGACTGCGACATCTGTCGTGCGCCCCTCGGATTGGAACTCTGCGCACGTTCAAAGCCAGATTCTTTCTGGTAATACTGCTGGGGCATCAGCGTTCACGGGCACAAATTTTGTCCTGCAAGGTGGTAACAACGTCACCCTGAGCGCGGCTACTGCCGCTGGTGCCGCGACGATCATCATCAGCGGTGCCAACACGGTCGCACAGACGGTGCAGACTCAAGCATCAGGCGCGATAGCCGGGACGGGATTCACCAGCACAACGACAGCGGGTACGGCAGTTACGGCCACGATGGGCACAAACGGCCTGTCAATGGCTGTCCCAGCGTTCATCACCACATACGTCAACGATCAAACGTCTGGGCGTGCTGGGACAGGGTTTACGTCTACGACGACGGCGGGTACGGCAGTTGTAGCCACGCAAGGCACCAACGGCCTTTCTATGGCCGTGCCAGCATACATCACCACGTTTGCCGCCCAGACAACGCAAACCCAAGCCTCCGGGGCTATTGCAGGCACAGGATTTACAAGCACCACGACGGCTGGTACTGCGATTGTTGCCACGCAAGGTACGAACGGCCTTTCGATGGCGGTGCCCCAATACATCACAACCTACGTTAATGACTTGACGTCTGGTCGGGCGGGCACAGGTACAACGCTGGCCCTCACAAACATCACCGGCACGCTGAACGTCGGTACAAACGGCGTAGCTCTGTCCTTGAGCGGCAACGCTGCTGGTGGGGGTGGTGGCGCGGCGCTGCAAGGTTCTGGTACGTACACCCAGAACACCGGTACGGTTCAATTTGCCAACGGCAATGGCGTCACGTTCGGGCTCAGTACCAACCAGATGACGGCGTCCGTAAAAACGGACTACGCAGGCACGGGATACACCAGCACAACGCAGGCTGGCAGCACGGTTGGCATCACCAACAACACGGCGGGCATCTCCGCTGCATGGCCTGCATTCATCACGACGGCCACTCAGTCCACGCAGACTCAAGCCTCTGGTGCTATCGCTGGGACTGGGTTTACATCGACCACGACAGCAGGTACAGCAATCACTGCTGCTTTGGGGACTAACGGCCTCACGATGGCCGTGCCGCAGTTCATCACGACCTACGTTAATGACCTAACCTCTGGCAGGGCAGGTACAGGCTTCACCTCGACCACGACGGCTGGCACCGCCATAACCGCTGCACTTGGGACTAACGGGCTGTCAATCGCAGTACCGCAGTACATCACCACGTATGCAGCGCAGACCACTCAGACTCAGCCTGCTGGCAATATTGCCGGTACGGGCACCACTCTAGCCCTCACCAACGTAAACGCCACGCTAAACGCAAACACCAACGGTGTAGCGCTGTCACTGAGCGTATCGCACAACGATTTAGATGGCTGGACCTTGCTTGGCAACACGGCTGGCACCACCTCTACGCTACTGGCCACAGAAGGCCCGTTGTACTTGCAGGGCGGTAACAACATCACCCTGAGCGGGAACTCCAACACCATCGTTATTTCTGCTGGCGCAGGTGGCGGTACGACCAATCAGACAGGGCCGAACATTGCCGCAGGCAATTCCACCATCACCTCTGGTACGGTAGTCTTCAGCAACGCCAACGGCGTGAGTTTTGGCCTTGATGGCAGCACACTGACCGCCTCAATCATCCCGAATGCCACCTACGATGGTTGGGCTCCTTATGCTGACTTGATGATGGTTGCAGGTCAGCAGGGGCAGGGCACGCTGTACTTTGAACCGGAGCATTCTCCGTACTATTTCCAAGATCGGGTTGGTGTTCCAATTGTTTACACAAACGCCAGCAACGCTACTGGCTCAGTAACGATCAGCTATTGGATGGGTTTTTATACCCAAAATGGAAGCACGCTGTCTTTGAGTGCCAGCACTTCTTTTAGTACGGGCCTTACATTCTCTGGTACGGTAGCAAGCTATTCCTTGTTCTCCGGCATGCGACTGTTGACGTTCCCTTGGAGCAGGACGGTCCCTGAAGGAGAGATTTATATCGGACACTTGTCGCGCACGACCACTGCTGGGGCTAATGCTTCTGTTTCTCAGATGCTTGTGTCAAACGTGGCAAGCAACTTTGTGGGTTTCTTTGGTCAGTCCCACAACACAACAATTCAGTGGACCCAGGGTCAAGGTGTGTACACAGTAACAACTAGCGGTTTGCCAAACTCTGTGGCGTTTAGTCAGATTCGAGGGTCAGATTCCAACAACTTCCGTGCCCCTGCGGTGATGTTCATCAACAGCACCGTTTAATCATGGACATCAACGACTTTGACGGTTGCCAAAGGATTGAAGTGGACAGCGTTGTTTACATTGTTCTAGCCATTCCCGTGCCAAACATCGCACTATGCGTGCGAGAGTCTGATGTGACAGGTGGTGCGCCGTATGTATCCACTGTAGTTGTTGGGATGCCTTGATGCAGCCACAGATCATCTCCTCCTATGACGGCGGTGCTCACAACGCTGATCTGGAAAAGACAGTATCTCGCCTGACGGCTGAGAAGTCCTACAAAGACCTGTCTTGCATCCAGATCGTGCCGTGCTTTGGGCAGATCCCCACGCGGGCAGTGGCTTCGTGGATGAATATGTACTCGCCCCCCAACGCCAAGTTCACCCGTCTGTGGGCTGTGGGCATGGAGGTTGGTAAGGCGTTCTCGTCTGCCATTGAGAGCATCCTGGCTCATCCAGATTTGAGCAAGTGGAAGTACATCATCACGCTTGAGCACGACAACATCCCGCCTCCTGATGGGGTTGTGAAGCTCCTGATGCAGATGGAGAACCACCCAGAGTATGCGTGTATTGGTGGTCTTTATTTCACGCAAGGCCCAGGTGGATGTGCACAAATATGGGGTGATCCTAAAGACCCCGTGACTAACTTCCGTCCTCAGCGTCCTGACCCCGCCGGTGGATTGGTTGAATGCTGTGGCACTGGGATGGGTTTTAACGTCTGGCGTCTGGATATGTTTAAGGATGAGCGTCTGCGTAAACCTTGGTTTGTGACGCAGACAGATAACGGCGTTGCTACGCAAGATCTCTACTTCTGGTCCGACGCTAGAAAGTACGGTTATCGTTGCGCTATCGACTGCGGAGTGAAGGTGGGGCACTATGACCTCGAAGGTAAGCGCGGCGGAATTCCTGACTACGTGTGGTGATCAATGAAACTTGACCTTGGTTGTGGTGGCAAGAAGCGTGAAGGCTTCATCGGTGTTGATCAATACCAGATGGAAGGTGTTGATGTCGTCTTAAACATCGGCGTTGATCCTTGGCCTTGGGAAGACGGCACGGTAGAGGAGATCCACGCCAGCCATTTCCTTGAGCATCTGACTGCGCCGCAGCGAGTTCACTTCATGAACGAGGCGTTCCGGGTCATGAAGGAGGGGGCGAAAGCCACCGTGATTACTCCTCACTGGGCCTCAAACCGTGCCTATGGAGACTTTACGCATCAGTGGCCCCCGGTTTCGGAGATGTTTTACTACTACCTGAAGCAGGCATGGCGTGACGCAAATGCGCCGCACACTGACAAAAAGTGGAACCCAGCCGGGTACGCTTGCAATTTTGACGCCACTTGGGGATACTCGTTCTCACCGGAACTGGGCGCTCGGCACCCTGACCATGTCCAGTTTGCCCTGCAAAACTACAAGGAAGCCGCGCTCGACACGCACGCGACCTTGATCAAACCTGTCACAGTGGTGGACTAAGTGACTACGGCCTTCCAGTCAGACGCCTTCCAAGCAAGTGCGTTCCAGATTGTTGGAGGCACAAATGTCACCGTTCTTGTTACCGGAGTTTTTGGCACCGGTCTGATTGGCAATGTCACGATTGAAACGGTCAACGGCTGGCTGCTGATCAACACGGAGCAGACGCCCGCGTGGCAGCTTTTGACAGATGCGCAATCTCCTGGCTGGACCGCAGCGGGGATAACTCAAACGCCGGGATGGGCGGTAGTGCCCGACACACAAGCCCCTGCATGGGCGCAGACCTCTAACCCCCAGTCTCCGAACTGGCACTAAATCATGGCTTCATACACCACAAGTCTTCGGCTGGTCCAACCTTCGGCTGGCGATACTAACTGGGGCGTTACCGTCAACACGGGTTTGACGGCGTTGGTGGATTCTTCTGTCGCGGGTACTGCCAGTATCACGATGACAGCGGCGAACTACACGCTGTCCAACAACAACGGCGCTGCAGACGAAGCACGGGCCATGTTCCTCGTACTCGGGGGAGTTCCAGGCGGCTCGTACAACGTCATCTGCCCAGCGGTCAGCAAGCTGTACTTCGTGACCAACAACACGGGTCACGCCCAGACGGTCAAGACTTCTGCTGGTTCAGGGGTCTCGGTGCCCAGCGGTGCCCGGATGACTTTGCGCTGCGACGGTACAGATGTTGTAGTGGCGCAAAACTACTTTGCATCCATGACGTTGGGCTCGCCGCTGGTGGCCACCTCTGGTGGTACAGGGCAGTCTTCGTATGCGGTTGGTGACTTGCTGTTTGCGTCAACCACCACTGCGCTCTCCAAGTTGGCTGGGGTTGCCACGGGTAATGCGCTGATCTCTGGTGGTGTGGGCGTGGCTCCGTCCTACGGCAAGATTGGATTGACAACCCATGTATCTGGCACGCTGCCGGTGGCTAACGGCGGCACAGGGATTACTTCTTTTGGTACGGGCGTAGCAACGGCGCTTGGAATAAACGTAGGTTCCGCAGGTGCTTTTCTTGTAAACGGCGGTGCACTAGGAACCCCGGCTTCTGGAGTGGCAACCAATTTAACGGGACTACCACTTACAACAGGAGTTACAGGCACGCTGCCCTTGGGCAACGGCGGTACGGGGCAAACAACCGCGCAAGCAGCCATCAATGCTCTTGCGGGCGCAACAACAAGTGGGCAGTACCTTAGGGGTAACGGGACCAATGTTGTTATGTCGGCTATCCAAGCAGCCGATGTGCCTACGCTGAATCAAAACACGACAGGTACAGCAGCAAACGTAACCGGCACCGTAGCTGTAGGAAATGGTGGTACAGGTGCAACGACTCTTACTGCCAACAACGTCTTGCTCGGTAATGGTACATCCGCTGTTCAAACAGTAGCGCCGGGAACTAATGGCAACGTACTTACAAGCAACGGCACAACGTGGTCAAGCTCAGCGCTGCCCGCAAATGTTTCTTCCATAAGTTTTGGTTCTACTGGTTTAACACCAAGTACTGCAACAAACGGGGCGGTAACTGTTGCTGGCACGTTAGGTACGGCTAACGGGGGTACAGGACTTTCTAGCTTTACAGCGAATCAAATCTTTTATGCTACGGCTACCAATACTATTGGGCAGTCTGCAAATTTGCTGTATTCCGGCGGTGACTTGACCGTATATGGAGTTACTGTTGGGCGTGGAAATAGCGCTGTAGTCACGAACACCGCTCTGGGGGCAAGTGCGCTAGCTACGAATTCTTCCGGGGCAAATAACACCGCCGTTGGCAGAGTCGCACTTCTTACAAACTCCACAGGAAGTCAAAATACTGCGGTAGGTCATGGGGCGCTCACCAGTAACTCCATAGGTTCAAGCAATACCGCCATCGGATTCTCAGCGCTGGCCGCAAATCTTGCTGACGGCAATACGGCAGTGGGGCTCCAATCGCTTGCTACTAATACCTCTGGCGGCAATAACGTAGCTGTAGGTGTAAATGCGCTAAACGCCAACGTAGCCGGTAGCGCTAATACGGCAGTTGGTAGCAACGCACTTTTATCTGCTTCTACAAGTGGAAACACCGCCATAGGGTATTACGCCGGAATATTTATTACAGGTCAAAACAACACTGCTGTTGGCGTTCAAGCACTTAATGGTACTTCTGGATCTAGTACAGGCCAAGGCAACGTGGCAGTTGGGAGAGAAGCACTAGAAGCTGTAACCTCCGGCGATTATAATGTCGGCATTGGTTTGCAATGTGCACAAACTCTAACATCTGGGGATCAAAACGTCTATATAGGTTATTTAGTATCTCCAAGTTCAGTTACGGTTTCAGACGAAATTGCAATTGGTTCTGGACTTACTGGTAAAGGGACTGCTACCGCTTTTATTGGAGGAAGCAGTGGAGCGTATAACGCTAAAAACGTAACCACTTGGGAAACCACCTCCGATGCCCGCATCAAGAAAAATATAGTTGATACCGATCTCGGTCTACAAGTAGTCAACGCAATCCGGGTAAGGAATTTTGAGTACCGTAAAGCTGACGAAATAACAGACCTGCCAGCTTCTGCGGTTGTAGATAAGTCCGGCCTCCAGCTAGGCGTCATCGCTCAAGAACTTCAAACCGTTCTTCCGGAGTGCGTGACAGAAAACACTACGGGCGTTCTGTCAGTTAATACAGATCCGCTCGTGTGGTACTTGATAAACGCAGTGAAAGAACTGAGCGCAAAAGTTGCACAGCTTGAGACCCAAATCAATAAGTGAGGGGCTATGACCCAAGCAGATGAAATCAGGCTGCTCAAAGCCCAAGCGCAAGCCGAACTAAACAGGCTTGAAGCTCAGAGCACGGCCAAGGAAGTCGCTGGCAAAGCCATCGGTAAGCAAGGGCTCTTCTACATCACGTTCATCGTGGTGATCGGTGTTTTGGCTTCCTTGGCGCTTGACTCGGACAAGATTGCTGCGGTGATGGGGCTGCTGGGCGCTGCACTGACGGCGCTTATCTCGATGCTCAACGGCATCGCCGGAGCCAACCCCAAGCAAGA